GCCTAATTTTAAAGAACAAGCAATGCCAGAAGGAGAATTGATTTACACAGCAAACAAAGATCATCAAGTGTATATCGATTACTTGAATAGAAGAGGACTGCAACATAATGATTATCCTTTCATGGTTAATTCTAAAGCAGAGGGCAGACAAGCATTAGGTATTATTATCCCATATACATATGAAAACAAAGTCGTTGGTAGTACAATTAGATTTATGGATGATAGAAATCCTAAGTTCATCAACGATCAACAACAAGGTTATGTATTTGGTACAGACTTACAAAAAGATGATTGGGAAATTGTCTTAGTGTTTGAAGGCATCTTTGATGCAATCTCAATGAATGGACTAGCACTAACACATGATACAATTAATGACAATCAAGTTGCTGTAATTAACAAATTGGGTAAACGTGTGATTGTTGTTCCTGATCAGGATCAAACAGGATTAGGTATCTGTGAAAGAGCATTAGAACTAGGTTATGATGTGTCTTTGCCTAACTGGTCAGAAGACATTAAAGATGCAAATGATGCAGTAATTAAATATGGACGTCTGAATACATTACTAAGTATAATAGACTCCGCTACTAATAGTAAAATCAAAGTAGAAGTTATGAGGAATAAAATTGCTAAAAGAATTTAACGCAGAAGTACAAGAATTATTCTTGCGAATGATGATAACAAACGCAGAGTTGTTTGTTAGGGTTACTAATATTTTTAATGCAGAAAACTTTGACAGAAGATTAAGACCTGTCGCAGAGTTTATGCGAGAACATTCAGATCAATTTAAAATATTGCCTGACTCAACGCAAATCAAAGCAACAACAGGAGAAACAATCGATCCAGTTGCTGATTTAGATGATGGTCATTATGAATGGTTTATGTCTGAGTTTGAATCGTTTACTCGTAGACAAGAATTAGAAAGAGCAATCATGTCTTCAGCAGACTTGTTAGAAAAGGGAGACTATGATCCTGTCGAAAAGTTAATCAAAGATGCTGTTCAAATATCATTACAAAGAGATTTAGGTATCGATTACTTTGAAGATCCTAGGGCTCGTCTTATGCATTTGAAATCAAGCAATGGTCAAGCATCTACAGGCTGGCCCTGTTTAGATCAAAAACTATATGGTGGTTTTAACAAAGGTGAATTACAAATCTTTGCAGGGGGTTCAGGTTCAGGTAAATCATTGTTCATGCAAAATCTATCAGTCAATTGGATAGAGCAAGGTCTATCAGGTATATATGTTACTTTAGAGTTAAGTGAAGAACTATCAGCAATGCGTATAGATTCTATGATAACTGATACAAAGGCTAAAGAAGTGTTTAGAGACTTAGACAATGTTGAAATGAAAGTAAAAATGAAGCAAAAAGCATCTGGACATTTTCAGATTAAATACATGCCAGCACAGTCTACAGTTAATGATCTTAGAGCATATACAAGAGAACTGCAAATACAAACAGGCAAGAAACTAGACTTTATGTGTGTTGACTATTTGGATTTGTTAATGCCTGTAAGTGCTAAAGTAAGTCCTAGTGACTTGTTTGTCAAAGACAAGTATGTATCAGAAGAATTGCGTAACTTGGCAAAAGAATTAGATATAGTCTTTGTAACTGCATCACAGTTAAACAGAAGTGCTGTCGAAGAAATAGAATTTGATCACAGTCATATCTCAGGTGGTATCAGTAAGATTAATACAGCAGACAATGTGTTCGGTATCTTTACATCACGTAGCATGAGAGAACGTGGGCAATATCAGATTCAATTAATGAAGACAAGATCAAGTTCTGGTGTAGGACAAAAAGTAGAATTAGCATTTGATATTGAGACATTACGTATCACAGACCCAGGTACTAATGCTCCAACTCATAATGCATCACAGCCATCTGCACAATCTATCATGGATAAGTTTAAAACAACATCACAAGTAGGGGTAACTGATCAAATAGTAGACGAACAAGTCGATACAGAGCAAAAGAAAGTAAACGGTGATGTTCAAAGTACAAAACTCAAGTCGTTACTCAATACTCTTAAAGACAAATAATAAGTAAAACGGTCATGGTAGACTAAATAGTAGTAAGGAATTACACTTATGCAAAAGAAAACTAAAAGCCTCTTAGAAGAATTAGAAAATTTCGGCTCCAACCGAGATATTCCGCACATTGTCGAGTCTCGTGGCAATAATATCATTACTAGTGCTGTAAATTTAATTGAGTTTATTCAACGTAACTACGATGATGTTCAGGCTGAACAACTAGAAAAGAAATTGCTAAGTGCTATCCGAGGAAGAGACAAAAATCGTTTCTCAAAAACAATAAAAAAGTTTAATGGATAAGCATTCACATGAAATTTAATGACGTAATAGTAAAAGAAGGGTTTGCAGGTGATTTAAAAGATAAGATTTTAAACACTCAAGGTAAAGGACAAACTACTGGTAAGGATCCTAAACAAAAAGATATGAGCATGTCTTTGCCTCGAGGGGCAAAAATGACCTATAGAGATCAACTAGCACAAAAAATCTTTTTAGACAATTTTATGAGTGATGCTTCAGCCACTATACAAGCAGGACTTGAAGGTGGACTTGTACGTCCTCCTGAAGCACCCAAAGGTCGAAATAAACCACCTGGAGACGAATCAAATATAGACGTTGACGGCAAAGACGAAAAGGGTGGATTGATTCCTGGCTTCCAAGAAAAATTCAGAAGAATGTTTAATCCTAGAATGGTTGATAAAAATGCATATGGTTACTGGGAAGCAGGAGAAGGTGATTGGAGCACAGAAAAAGATGCATGGGGCAACAAAAAAAGCCCAAAAAATCAGATGAAGGTTTGGCAACAATATACTATTGCACAATTACGAAAAGGTGGATATCCTGGCAACCCTAATGGTATGTCAACACAAGAAATTAAACGAGCATATCCAGGCTGGAATGGACAACTAGATGAAAGAATAATGGAGAGTATGGATTATAGCCATGCGATGATGAATAATATATTAGAATCTATTATTGATGAGGCTCCCGAAGAGTCTGGTAGAACTTTAGATGAATTCTTAAGAGATTGGTATGGGCAATGGATGCAAGGTGTATCTCTTAGTAAATCTAAATCAACATCAGATGCTATTATTGCTCAAATATTTGAAAAGTATAACTTATCAAAGAATCCTAATAAGCCAGACATTGATTGGAATCTAGTTGGAAAACTAGGAAGAACAGCATACGGAGCATCAAAAAGTGTAGGTATTAAACCTTTAGGCGCGCCAGAAGCAACAATTGCCCAAGATGTTTCATCTGATGGATTAGAAACAAATATAGAAAAGTTTGTACAGCAAATCAACACAGATGCTACTAAAAGGGCTCCTCTAGTAATTGAAGGCGAGTCTTATATAATTGCGGTAGATAAAGAGACTGGTAAGAAACAATGGATCAAAAAAGCCACTGAAGAACCAGCAACTGTTTACCAGGTTAAGAAATTAAATGCATATGTAGGCTCAGAAAAGGGCAAGAAGTATGGCTACCTAGAGAAAGAAAAATATAATCCTGAAAAAGAACTTAATAAAGAATTAGGTAAAGATGCTCAAGGCGCAGAACTTGACAGACCTGCTAATGATGAACTTAGCATGACTAATTATCCAAAGGGTGCCCAACTCCAACAAGATGGAATGGTATATACATGGCACGGTGCTAGATGGACAAGTCAACAAACAGGTCGTATCGCCACTAGAGATGCGGCACAAAGACTTAATGCTTATGCAATAAATCAAATGAAAGAAAAGAAAGTAGAACCAGAAAAACAAGCAGTAGCAGAGTCGTTAAGTTATTCAGCAATTAGAGCAGAAAAAATAGCATTATTGAAAACGAGGTAACAATGAGCCTTTCGGAAGTCATTGCTAAGTCATTACGACAATTAGAAAAAATTAACTTAGTTGAAGCAAAAGGACATTTAGATCATCCAGAAGACCTTGTGTTCTTAGGTGATATTGAAGGCGCAAGACAAGCAATCAGTTCAATGGAACAAACGATTGCACAACCAGGTACAATTACAATCAAGTGGGACGGTTATCCTGCATTAATCTTTGGACGTAATAAAGATGGTAGATTCTCTATCATGGATAAACACATGTTCAATAAGAAAGACGGTACAGGAAGACAAGTCTTTTCACCACAAGAATTCAGACAGTATGATA